AAGGCGCTCGAAACCGTCGCCAATCTCGACGCGAAGAAACTCGTCGATGCCGGCGAGATCGAGAAAGTGCGCTCGGAAGCCATCAAGGCTGTCGAGGACAAGTACGCGCCGATCGTTGCCGAACGCGACACGCTTCAGCAGTCGCTCGTCAACGAGAAGGTCGGCGGCAGCTTTGCGCGCTCGAAGCTCATCGCGGAAAAGCTCGCGATCCCGGCTGACCTCGTACAAGCGCGCTTTGGCGACGCGTTCAAGCTGGAAGGCAATGAAGTCGTCGCCTATGACAAGGGCGGCAACAAGCTTTTCAGCCCGAGCAACCCCGGAAAGGTCGCCTCGTTCGACGAAGCACTCGAACTCATCATCGATCAGTACCCGTATCGCGATTCGATCCTCAAGAGCACCGGCGCATCTGGCGGCGGCGCAACGGGCGGGTCGGGTGGCGCATCTGGCGGCAAAACCATTACGCGCGCGGCGTTCGACGCTCTCCCGCCTCACAAACAGGCGGAAGCGGCTCGCAGCGGCGTGTCTATCTCTGATTAACAAGGGGTTCATCCTTGAACACGCTTACCTCCCTCATCCCTGACCTGTACGCATCGCTCGACATGGTGTCGCGCGAACTGGTCGGCTTCATCCCCGCAGTCACGCTCGACGCCAGTGTCGACCGAGCCGCGCTGAATCAGCCGGTCCGCGTTTTCCAGACGCCGGCATCGGCTGCTGAGGACGTGTCGCCGGGCCAGTTGCCGCCCGATGACGGCGATCAGTCGATCGGTAACACGGTCGTCACGATCTCCAAGTCGCGCGCTGTGCCGTTCCGCTGGACCGGCGAAGAACAGAAGGGCGTCAATTCGGGCGCTGGCTATGCCAACATCCGCCGCGACCAGATCGCGCAGGCGTTCCGCACGCTGACGAACGAAATCGAAGCGAACGTCGCAACGCTCGCATCGACCGCATCGCGCGCATGGGGCACGGCTGGCACCACGCCGTTCGCATCGGATCTGAGCGACCCGGCGCAGGTTCGCAAGATCCTTTCGGACAACGGCGCGCCGCTGTCGGATATGCAAATGGTCATCGATACGACTGCTGGCGCCAAGGTGCGCTCGCTGGCGCAACTGACCAAGGCGAACGAAGCGGGCACCATCGCCATGCGCGAGCAAGGCACGCTGCTCGACATTCACGGCTTCAAGCTGCGCGAGTCGGCTGGCGTCGGCCAGCACGTATCGGGCACCGGCGCAAGCTACGTGACCAACGGCGCATTGGCTGTCGGCGCTACGACCATCCCGGTTCAAACCGGCACCGGCACGATCCTGGCGGGCGACGTCATCACCTTCGCGGGCGACACCAACAAGTACGTTGTCGCGACGGCACTGACTGGCGGCAACGTCGTGATCGCCGCGCCTGGTCTGCGCAAGGCTGTTGCATCGGGCACGGCAGTTACTGCCGGCGCCGCATACACCGGCAACATGGCGTTCAGCCGCTCGGCAATCGTGCTGGCGACCCGTATGCCGGCCCTGCCGGAAGAAGGCGATATGGCCGACGACCGTATCACGCTGGTCGACGATCGCAGCGGCCTCGCCTTCGAAGTGGCGATGTACAAGCAATATCGCCGCGTGCGGTATGAGGTGAGCATCGCTTACGGTTGGGCGAACATCAAGCCGCAGCACACGGCTCTGTTCTTGGGCTGATAGGCGCACGCAGCACCTGAAAACGCCCGCGGATTCGTCTGCGGGCGTTTTGCATTGGAGAACGCATGGCACGACCGAAGAAAGACGCAGAAGCGCCGCAAAACGACGGCGACATCGCATACGTCACGATGACGCGCGACGCGGAGCAGTACCCCGAGCCGCACACCGCGCAGGTTCATCCCGACGAAGTGGACAACTACCGCCCAGGCGGTTGGGAGATTGCATAAATGCTGACCGCTCAACAATTGGCCGACGTCAGAAGATTTTGCGGATACCCATTGTTGGGCGATACCGTTGCCGACGACTCGCGAGACTTCGCCTATGGGTGGGTATCGTCCGGTACGTGGCAGACGCTTCAGCACCGGTTGACGAGTTTGCGACCGGAGGAAGAGACAACGCTGATTTCGGTGTACCTCACGCCGCTCTATACGCTGGAAACGGCGATTTACGGGGCCGGCGCGAATCTGGACACCGATCAGGCCGCGGTATGGACGCGCAACAAGACGGAAGTAGCCGATCGGGCGAAGCTGTTTGACCAGTGGCGGCGCCGCATGTGCTATTTCATCGGCGTTGCGCCCGGCCCGTCGCTCGGCAATGGCGGCTCGCAAGTAATTCGGGGCTGATATGGACGGCACGAAGGCACAGAGCCTCGTATATCGGGGCTACGCAATCGCGGCGTCGAAGCTCGGCACCGCATACAGCCAGTATCGCCCCGCGTCAGCCGATCTGACCGGCCTCGCGCCGATTTCGACGTCATTGCTCGCCAGTTTCAACGCTGAGGACATGACGTACAGCCGGCCGAACAAGTACGCGAAGCCCACATGGTACGCGCTGGTCGACGGCACGCAGACGCAGGTCGGTGATTACCTGATTGGTGCGGCCGGAACGTTCTTCATCGCTGCGCAACAGCCGCTTCTGCCGATTCTGGCGGTCGAGTGCAATCGCACGCTGTCGTTTGCGCGACCGCAGACGCAGGCGCAATTCGGCGCGGTGACGAATTACGAAGGCAACACGCCAACGACGCAAACGCCGCTCGCGACGGGCTGGCATGCGTCTGTGCTGCAAGGCACGAAGGGCGAAAAGAACGAGGTCGGCTTGCCTGGCGACACGCGTAATCCGTGGTGGGCGATTCTGCTGCCTGCTATTCCGGGCGTGACGCTGCAAACCGGCGATCTGGCATCTGACGACATCGGGCGCCGATACATTCTGTCGAGCGTTGAATTGACGGATCTCGGGTATCGATGTACCGCGCAGCAATCACAGGCGTAAAAAATGGCCGACATTTCAGATGTGCAGGCCACTCTAGTCGGCCTGATAGCCGGCGCGCTGTATCCAAACGGCACCGGGCAGCCTTCCGCAGTCGCCGCGCAATGTCGCGTTGGCTCTGGCTGGCCGAGCAAGCCGCAGCTCGACGCAGACCTTGCCGCAGGCATCGTCAACGTGTCGGTCTATCCGACGTCGATCGAGCACAAGACATCGCGCCACATGCAAACGTGGCAGCAGACCAACCACAACGCGCCCACGGTCACGCTGACCGCAGCAGGGCAGGCGATCACGGTAGGCGGCACGCTGCCGGCGACGTACTTCGCGCAGAACGTTGCCGTATTGATCGGCGGCCACGCCTACGCCTACGCGGTGCAGCAGAGTGACACGCTGACGACGATTGCCAGCGCGCTCGCAGCGATGATCGCCGCGAACTACGCGGGCACGACGTCGAGCGGGCCGGTTATCACGCTGCCAACGGGCACGCCGCAGCCAACGCTGCGCACTGGCGGCACGGCGACGATGGGGAAGGAAGTCAAGCGCCAGTCGCGCGTCGTGCGCATCGTCATCTGGGCGCCGATACCGGCGCTGCGCGATGCAGTCGCCAAGGTGCTCGACCCGATGCTAGCGCAGATCAATTTCCTGACGCTGCCTGACGGATTCGCCGGGCGGCTGCTGTATCACCACTCGGATCTCGTCGACTTGCAGGAGAAGGCGAATCTGTACCGCCGTGATCTCTGCTACTCGGTGGAGTATCCGACGACCATCACGCAGCAGGCAACCGACGTCACGGTGACGGTCACGAACCTGGTCGAGCCGACAACCGGCGCGGTCATCAAGCAAATCATCTATTAGGAGCCGTCATGGCTGACAAACAGGCTGCCGCGAAGGCAGATTTCGCGCTCGTCGTGATCCATCCGTTCGGCGACTACGAGCGCGGCGCGCGCATCGAGGATGCGGACGAAGTTGCGCGCGTGCTGGCGTCGGAAAACGCCTCGCACGTGAACCGCGTCGCCGCGCAGTAATCCACCATCAACGCTGAAAGAGCCGCCTCCGGGCGGCTTTTTTCATTTGGAGCATGACATATGCCGATTTATCAGTCGGGCAGCTTAAACGTCAGTGCGCTTAATGCGCCGGGCGTCTACCTGCAAATCCAACCGCCGCCGCCCATCATCAACGGCGTGGCGACCAACCTGCTCGGCCTTGTCGGCGTCGGCTCGTGGGGTCCGGTCAACAGCGCAACGCTGATTGGCTCGGGCAACGATCAAGCCAACTGGCTCGGCTCGCCGCAGGTTCGCAAGTACGACCTCTCGACCGCCGTGCAAGTAGCGCTCGCTGCTGGCTCGAACGCAATCATGTATGTGCGCGTCACTGACGGCACCGACGTCGCCGCATCGTGTCTCGTCAAGGACACAGCGGGCACGGTGACGGGCCTCACGCTGACCGCGCTGTACACCGGCACGATCGGCAACACGCTCACCGCGGCGATCACGACCGGCACCGCGCCGTCGAGCTTCAAGCTCACGCTGACGCGCCCCGGCTTCACGCCTGAAGTCTACGACAACGTGACCGGCACTGGCACGGCGCTGTGGACTGCGTTCGCAAGCGCGGTGAACAACGGCCTGTCTGGCGTGCGCGGCCCGTCGCAATTGTTTGTGGCTACGGTTGGCTCGTCCACCGCAGCACCGAGCACGTCGGCGACGTTCACGGCCACTGGCGGCACTGACGGCACCGCAAGCATCACTGATGCAGCACTGCTCGGCACTGACGGCACGAGCGCCACGCGCAAGGGCATGTATGCGCTGCGCAGCTCGGGCGTTCAGGTAGCAACGCTGGTCGATCACACCGATTCGACGGCGTGGAGTTCGATCGCAGCGTTCGCGCTCAACGAAGGCATCTATTTCGGCGTGCAAGGCCCGGCTGGCGCATCGTATTCGACGGTATCCACAAGCCTGAACACGGCCGGCGCGGACACATACGCGCTGAAGGTGTTCGTCGGCGACTGGATCTACTGGCAGGACGGCACGAACAACGTGCAGCGACTGCTCGGCCCGACGACCTTCTGGGCGCCGAATCAGGCAGCGATGGCCCCGCACCTGTCGAGCCTGAACGACGCGATCTTCGGCATCGCGAGCACGCAGCGGGTTTCGCAGAAGAACGCCTACAGCATGGCGGAAATCGGCCAGGTGGCGACCTCGCGCCTTGACGTCATCACCAACCCGTCGCCGGGCGGCAATTACTACGCCTGCCAGACCGGCCGCAACGCATCGAGCAATCCGGCGATCTGTGGCGACAACTACACGCGCATGACGAACTACCTTGCGCTCACGTTGGCTGCTGCATTCGGCTACGTCATCGGCAAGCCGCAGACGACCGACCTGCGCAATCAGGCGAAGTCGGCGATCCAGTCTTTCCTCGGCAACCTGTGGAGCATTGGCTACATCGGCGACGTGAACAACCCCGGCGCGGTGCCGTACACGGTGGTGATCGACAAGTCGAACAACACCGATCAGGCAGTCGCCACCGGCTACATGACGGCGAACGTGACGGTCAAGTACCTCTCGATCGTCTTCTACTTCGTCATCAACCTGCAAGGCGGCCAGACGGTCACGATCCAGTCGTCGAGCAGCGCGGTCGCGTAAGCGGCGGGTTCCGTTCTCTAGCACACAGAGCGCCTTCGGGCGCTTTCTCTTTTTCATAGGTGCGACATGCCTGTAAATGGCTTTAACGTCGGCCGCGACTATGCGGTCAACGTGCAGACGCCGAGCGGCCCGCTGCAATTCAACCTCGTGACGAAGTTCACGAAGAAGCAGGACCTGATCGACAAGAAGATCAAGGGACTGGACGGGCGCACGCGCCACGTCGTGTTCCCTGACGGCTGGAATGGCACGTTCGAGATCGAGCGGCAAGACAGCGCGGTCGACGACTACTTTGCAGCGCAGGAAGCCGCGTATTACGCCGGTCAGAACACGCTGCCGTCGACGATCACCGAAACGATCACGGAAGTGAACGGCTCGATCACGCAATTCCAGTACACGAACGTCATGCTGAAGTTTCCGAATCCGGGTGACGCAGCGGGCGACGAGACGGTGAAGATGACCGTCGACTGGCTGGCTGAGCGTCGTATCAAGTTGGCGTAAGCCGCGCGGCCGGAGAAAAACCGGCCGCATCCCGAATAACCTCACCTAAAAAGTCATGGCGAAATTAACTGTCAAGCCGCAGGAAGCAGGCGATACGCCGAGCGCCGCGATCGTCAAGCAAGCTGCATCGCGCGTTGTCGTTGAATCGGCCAACGGCCACACGATTGTGCTGCAAAAGCCGGGCGTGCTGGCTCAGTTCCGGCTCGTAAAGATCCTCGGCAAGTCCGCGGAGAACACGGTGTACGTGCAGATGGTTCTGCCGATGACGTATGTCGTCGAGGTCGACGGCGTGCCGGTCAATCAGCCGAACAGTGAGCGCGAGATCGAAGCGCTGATTACCCGTCTGGACGAAGAAGGCGTTGCTGCTGTGATGCAGGGCGTTAGCGAGAATTTCGGCGCGCAAAGCGCTGACGACGTGCGAGACGAAATAAAAAACTAGTCCGGTCGGTTCCGATCAGCGAAGCACTCTGGCTCGTGAAAAACGGCGTTCCGTTCGACGTCGCGTTCGCTCTTGACGATGCAACGCGCGCTGCGTTCGCCATCAAGTTCTCGGAATTCGAAGGGCACAAGTTCAACTTCGAGAACATGGCATTTGAGGAACCGCCGAAACCATCATGAGCGAATTCACCAGTCTAGGACAGTTCGCGCGGCACCTCGCCACGCTCGAAGTCGCTGTAGCGCTCGAATTGCGCCGCGGGCTCGATGAAGTGGCAACGGCTGTGCGCGACAAGGCGAAAGACGAAATCGGCTCGTATCAGGCTGCAATCGGTCCTTTCCCGGCATGGGCGCCGCTCGCTGAATCGACGGTCGAAGATCGCGTAGCAAAAGGGTATTCGCCCGACGAGCCGCTGTTGCGGTCGGGGGAAATGCGCGATTCGATCGGGAAGGATGTTTCTGGAACAGAGGCGACCA